ATTAAAAGATTTGGGGGTAATATACTAATGAGCAAAAAATTAAATATAAAAAGAAATATGAAAAAACATTTAATCTGGGCATCTGGTCAAGTATTGTCCACATTCTTACCAGAAGATTTTGATACATGGACAAGGAAGAAACTCGATAATTTTTTAGAAAAAAATACTTCAGAATTAGTTGAGTATTGGCCAGCGGAAAGTATCTGGGAACAGATTGAAGACTTAGCATTAAGTGTAAACGAGTATAAAAAACAATAAGAGGTAAATATGAAAATAGAAGTTAAACAAAAACATATAGACATGGCGCCCAAGCTATTCAGTAAAGGTGTAAATGCAAAAGAGTGTTGTCCAATAGCATGCGCAATACAAGAAAAATTTCCTGACAAACTCGTATCAGTTGGTTGGTGTAATGAAAATGATGCACGCTTAATGTTTCACGAATTTTTTTATATATCAGTATCTGATCCCGATAATGATTATGAAGAGATTATTTATAGTGATGATAAAATATCTGATCTAGAATTATGCTCGAAGTTTGCTGAACAATATGATAATGGTGATGAAGTTAAACCATTTGAATTTGAAATTAAGTGACATTCACATTTAAACATCCAAGCTATTATGCTGAACTGAGGAAACAAAATAAAAAGTCTCAGGCACCAAGCGAAGAAAATAAAGAAATAGAATCTGACAATGAACAAGCTAAAGGCTCAAGCGAAGAATCCAAACCAGAATCAACAAGCGCAAGCGCGTGACGTCCTTCAAATAATAAATGTTTATCTTTGTATTCAACAAGGATAAAAGTATTTTTGGGATGTTTGGTATGGAATGATATTTGGTGCGGGGACAAGCGAACCTTTTTACCACTAGCTACTTTTAATTCTACAGTGAAAAAGTACCCATGATTATTATACCCCAATAAATCAGGAGTCCCAAGTAAGCTATAATTTTCAATTCTAATCCAACTAATAGTTTTAGAACTGTTTTTAAGTCGTTTATAAAGTTTTGTTTCTGGCCCCATTGCATCGGGTACTACTCCTGGTTAATAATCTTTAATATATCCAGGTGGTAAAATTAGTTTTTCTTCCTTGTTTGGTTTCAAAACTACACGGATAGAAGTATCACCTGGCGTTGTGCTTTCGTGAACTTCAATTCGTCTAATCTCTTCTAAATAACCGTTTGGCGTTGCAATATATATTCTGGCATTGCTAACAGCATTACCACGTCTACCCTGTGGCCCTTCTGTGAACTTGTCGAGATACTCTTGCAGGTGTTTGACAAACATTATTTACGCACCTGAGATGAAATATCCTCTATCACTTTTCTATAACCTTGCAAGAGATTTTTGTTTCTTATGTCCTCAGAAACATATTTTTTTAATTCAAAAATTTCTTGTTTTTGTATTTCAACTAACTTCTTAAAACCCTCTAAAGTATCTTTAAGTTCAGATAATTCTTCAGTTAATTGCTCTGTAGTTTTGTATACTTTCATTATTGACTTTATAGGATAAGTAAATTAAAATGTCAACATGGGTGTACCTAAAAGACTTACAGAATTACAAAGGAAATTTGCTGAAATACTAGTTTTTGGAGACAAAGACGGTAAGCCAGTAACTAAAACTGAGGCGGCAAAATTAGCGGGCTTTAGTCCTAATCGATGTAGACAAGAAGGGTATGAATTAACTAATCCAAGACACCACCCATTAGTAGTAGATTACATTGGCAAACTTAGAGAAGAAAAAATCCAAAAATACATGGTGACATTTGACGGTCACTTAGCAGAATTAGATCGTATCAAAGAGGCGGCTCTTAAAAAGAACTCATTTTCTACCGCGGGTAATATGGAAATAGCTAGAGGTAAGGCCGCGGGTTTATATATTGACAGGAAAATTATTAAGACTGGTAAGTTAGAAGACTTATCCGAGCAAGAACTAGAAAACAAAATGAAACAAATACTTGAAGATTACGCGCCTTTATTAAAGGCTAAACAAATAGAAGGCGAAATTATATCTTCTGAATCTTCTTCACCCACTGACGAGGAATCATTGTCCGATCCCCAAAAGTAATACCATCCTCATCTTTATCATAAGATGCAAACAATTTAATAGATTCTTTATCCTTGGAATATAACCAACCTTCATTGATTGGTCTAGCTAAACTCATTTTATCAAATTCTTTATCGGTAGCCCAGCCCGAATCACTCACACAATCGATCCACTCCACTCGGACTTTCGGAAAAGGTATATCGGGAGTTCCAGTTGAGGCAATGCTTTTTCTTCTTTTCTTAGGCATATCATTATATAGCACCCCTATAAGAGTTGTACCAGATAAATCAGGTAGTAATTACCCAAAAATGTCTTCTGGCAGGCACTCCTGTACTAATTTCTATGTAACCTGACATAATATTTCTGTCACTAAACCTATTTCTGTCACTGTTTTTGTCACCACTTTAGCTAGTAATACCAACACTTTTAGCTCAAAATGACAAAAAGACATTTTTTTTTCATGTTTTTATTTTTCATGTCTCATTTATCTGTCACAACTCTTATATGAATATAGTGTGACATAAATATCACACTTTCATATTAATGCCACATTTTGTACACAATTTAGTCTTATTTACTATTTTTTTCTGTGAGTTCCTTGAGCAGTTGTCCATGATCCATGTTCACTTGCTCTTTCTCATCGTTTATTAGCTCGTGATACATGTCTAATCTCTTCAAGAACTTATGTTTCCATTGTCTTAATTCATGATCCATGAACTTAAATTCCTGAAAATATAGGTCTGGCGTACATACCATTATAATTCCTTGACGAATCTGGCTCCCGTATACATAGTCATGAGCCATGCAATATGCGGCAATCTGAAGGTAATAGTCTTCAATCCAATCCTCTTTCTTGGGCCTATTAGACTGTTTAAAGTCTATTATCGTATCCATTCCATTATGATTACAGACGAGGTCAGTACTCCCAGCGTATAACCCAGGATAATACAACGTAATTTCCGAGCCATAATACTCTTCCACTGGCGCCAAACCCACGTCAATAACTTTTTGGGCCATGGCTTTCGCCTCTTGTCCAATCCCCGTAAGATCATCGTACCCAACTCCGTCCACATAAGACTCAATGAATTTGTGCATACTTGTTCCCCGCCGACTACTATGATTCTTAATCCGTTCTGCTTCTTGTTCTCCAACTCGCGCCTTCCATTTTATTAAAAAATCTTGGTTTTTAGTGGCGCCTAATATAGTAGTCACACTAGGAAGTCTATATTTATCTACTTCATAAATCCTTTTTCCCGTCTTCTCATCCGTAATTTGTTTACCGCTAATGTAGTTAAATTTCTTTTTGTGTTTCAGCATCTATTTGTTTCGATTGTCTATATTTATCAAAAGATATTACATTACTATATATGGTAGCCCATTCTGTTTTAGAGTAATGCTCTAATATTTTTGTTATTTTTTCTAGTTTAACATGAGCAAAAGGCCAGATCAATAAACATACGTAATACGCATCCCTGAATGTACATCGCCATCGGTATTGCATCAAGTAATTTGAACCATCAACTCGTTTACCTTTTCTAGGTTTTTTAGTTACGGTTCCAACACCTAATACTTCATGCACCCATAACAAAACACTCTCATCGGTCATAGATATTTCCATACTAATGCGCATACAATCATAGGTTCCAGATTTTTTCTTTTCTGGTGATCGTTTGAAGTGAATAGATCCTTCGCCATCAAACAATCCCGCAATGTATGCCGCATCAGTTTCGTGTATCATAAATTTTACCCTCTTTTGATTTATCTTCGTTGATATAAATTTCACCTTTGGATTTACATATCCAACACTGTCTTACATTTGTCCATGATTCATCTATTTTTATAAAACCGTTTCCATTACAATTGCTACATATTTTCTTTTTTTCTTTACCCATTTTTCATTTTTCCGTTCATTTTCTTAGATTTTTCAACCGCAATAACTTCAATTGTTTTAGCAACTGATAGTTTCGTCCCATCCAAAATAACTTTAGACAACTGTTCTAAAACAGTATATGTTTTTTTAGATAGTGAGACGTTTCGATATTTACTCATATCCGTCATAATCGTTTCCTTTCATAAATTAATAACTGAGTATATAGATTATATTATAGGATTGTCAATGATAAAAACTTTTATTTTTACCATGGCTGTATGTAGTATTACCCACCAACAATGTAAAATGGTGCCAGAGGCAAGTTTATCATTTAATACTTATAGAGATTGTGCATTGCATGGTTATTCTTTTTCGTACGATTTTTTAAAATCTTTTGATGAAAAATTAATAAATAAAGAACAGATATACACTACTTTTTCTTGTGCTAAATCTGAAAACGTTTGACAATAAGGCATTTTTGTGGTAATGGGGCCTTATCTTCTCACCAACCTACTCTTACATTTATTCCCTCTTTGTTAAGGGTAGGTATGTCTAACACTTACATCCAAAGAACTGACCACTACCATCATTCATAAAATAACTGTTCCATGGTTCGTGGTACGTAGTTAGTTTTAATCGAAGTATTTCACATAAATCAAAACAATCTAAACTATCGGTACTATATAACTTTATAGTGGCTATCATCTGTTTTGTCACTTCTACGAGATGGTAGGCTCCTTCGTTCAGTATTATTAAATCCATTAACGTATTCCTTTATAAGTTTATACCACAGTTGTTTATATTTTATATTTTTAGTTCGATTCCAATCATTCGCTACTTGGTCGATCTGATCTTGTAATGACATATTTTTGAGTACCCCATTTGATCGCATTCTTTAAACCATGGGCCGTGATATCTATATTCACCCCATAAGACTTCCATGCTTTTTTAATTAAATTAAATTCAAGTAAAAGGTTAGACCATTGTTTAGTATTGATACCATTTACTTTTAAAGTAATTTTTTGTTCTTTCATTAGTGTAATATTCTATTACTATTTATATCTTCCTCTTCCATTTTTTCTGGAAGATCACCATCCATCATTCTTTTAATGGCAAGAATAGCTTCGGTGTTGTCATACTTCTGTTTACTAATATCAACTAACTTTAAAACTCTAGTCCAGAACATTAGGAAATAAAGTGTAAAAATTTGATTAGCATCATGGTTTTCAAATAACTTTGATATTTCATCACAATGCTCTTCAATATTATCTTGAATCCTTCCTTGTAGATCCATCCACTTCCTATCTTTTTCAGATAATTTTTTCTTTTTAGCCATTTTACTCCTTTCTTATATTATCAATGATACTAAAATATTGATCTAAACTGTCAACCTCTTTTATGATTTCATATCTAGATTTAGCATGATCAGAAGTATAATAAGCTCGATCATAACATTTTTTATTTCTATCATAAAATTTTATAACAGGTAAAGTCATAGCTTTAGTTTTATCAGGTATATTTATCTTTTTATTATTATATTTTTTACTGAAAAATTCTAAAGAATCTTTAAAATTTTCCTGTTCTAATAAACCATATTCATCATTTATCCTGTCGTATATTATATGCATTTATTTTCTCCTCTATTTGTTGATTATATTTATTTATATTTTCGTATTTTTGACATTTATTTAGTTGTTCCATTTTTACATCAACTTTAGTAAATATATCGTTAAATCCTGTAGAAAGAAGTTGATTAACTACATTAGGATGTTTTAATTTTCTCAAAGCCCTTTGTTCTATTTGTCTAACTCTTTCTCTACTAAGACAGAAACTTAATCCAATTTCTTCGTACGTATAATCTGTATTAAGTCCAATACCAAATCGCATTCGTAAAACTTTCTCTTCTCTTGGTGTTAAGTGTTTTGAAAAGATTTCATATAAATTATTTTTTACATCTTGTTCAATAACTTTTACTTCATGACTTTTGATAGGGTTAATTAATTTTTTTAAATCTTTCTCCTCTATCTTAGTTTCAAAGGTTGTATTCTTAAAACCCTCTAACTGTCTTTCTGTAAAACATTCTTTTAATGTTTTATTTAATAAAGATAATATCTCACTACAATTTTTTGTAATATTACCATGTTTATCAATGGGTTTTTCAGCACCTCGTATTATACGACCTACTTTTTCAGGTTCCATTGCATTTTGTAAAGCAAATTGTCTTGCACTTTTATAACCTGCTTCTTCTATAGCGCTTAACAACCTATCATTTCTGATAGAAATTTTTATTCTATAATCTTTCATATCCAGACACTAGGATATTAAATGATATATGTCAACGTTTTTTTTGTTGTCTTTTTTCGTGTTTATTTCTTCGCTTTTTATGAACTCCTGGCCGTTTTCTAGG